AAACGCAAGCAGCAAGAGCGTGACGACTACGTTTCGGGGAAATCCCCACAAGCCAAAAAAGAACGCTTGGAGACTATCCAACGCGCATTGCACGACCACGGTATTTATTAAACTAGCTAGAGGCGAACACTATGTCCATTAGAGCAGATTTTGAAGCGGCTATAGAAGCCAATTCAGTTGAAGAAGAAACCCCAGAAGTCAGCACCCCAGAAATTGAGGCGTTAGACAACTCACCGGTAGAAGAAGTACCTTCAGAAGAAACAGAATCGGAAACCGAGGCGGAAGCTGAAGGCAGTTTACAGGAAACCGCAGACGCTAGTGAACCAGCGTCTGAGGAACCTGAAGGAACTACGGCAGAGGCGGAACCGCGACCTAAGACCAAGGATAGCATGAAAGCCCCTATAAATTGGAGTCCTAAAGAACGAGAGGACTGGTCGCGGATTCCAAGGCATCTGCAAGAGCGTATCGTTTCACGTGAAACGGAAATGGCGCAGGTTATGGCAAACACCAAAGCCGCTAGAACCGTGCATGACGCGATAACCAACATGACACAGCAATACGGTCAGTTAATGCAAGCGGAAGGGGCTACAGACCCACTACAAGCCATTGACGGGATGTTTAAGACCGTGCAAACGCTACGCACAGCACCCCAGCGCGAACGGGCTACCTTGTTAGCAAGCATGATTGAGCATTACGGTGTTGATATTCGTGAGCTAGACGATGCGCTGTCCAACAGCCCTAGTGTGGCCGCAGACCCCGTGCAAACGAAACTAGAGCAGATGCTTGAACAGCGTCTTGCGCCAGTGAACCAGTTGATGCAAGGGCTAACAGCCGCGCAGCAGAAAGCACAAGAGCAGACACGCCACCAAGCCACACAGTCTGTGCAGGAATTCAGCCAACAAGCCGAATTCTTAAACGATGTGCGTCTGGATATGGCAGACCTTATCGACATGGCAGCAGCGCAAGGGCGTGAACTACCCCTAGCCAAAGCCTATGAGATAGCCTGTGCCGCGAACCCAGACATAGCTAAGATAATGGCCGACCGTAAGCAGCGGGAGAGTCTTATCGGGAACCAACAGACACTAGCTCAGAAACGTAACGCAGCATCCAGCTTGTCAGGCCGTAAGTCTGGTGGCGGTGGGGATAGCTCAAACATGGATTTACGCGCTATGTTAAGCAGCGCATGGGATGAAGCGGGTTGACATATATGAAAAGTCGTGCATAATCAAGTATAAGCACGACTTTTCTCAGCTAGGCCCAGCCTCGGTAGCAGCCATGATAAGCAATGAGTAGAATGGTCAGGTAGCGTGTAAACGCACAAATATCTTTCATTTTCTATTTTAAGGAGCCTATCATGGCCTTTGCTAATAGCGCGATATCAGACATAATCGCCACAACCATTTCAAACCGCAGTAAGAAAATTGCGGATAATGTAAGTAACAACAATGCTTTACTGTCCAAGCTGAAGAAGCAAGGCCGTATTAAGACGTTTTCTGGTGGACACAAAATTCTTCAAGAACTCTCATTTGCTGAAAACAGCAACGCCGGTTGGTATTCAGGTTATGATCTGTTGCCAGTGGGTGTTTCTGATGTAATCAGCGCAGCAGAGTACGACATTAAGCAAGCCGCAGTTCCCGTTATCATTTCTGGTCTTGAGCAGTTACAAAACTCAGGCAAAGAAAAAATGATCGACTTGATGGAAAGCCGTTTAGAAGTTGCCGAAGGCACTATGGCTAACTTGATTACTGGCGGTTTGTACTCAGACGGTACAGCAGCCGGTGGTAAGCAGATTGATGGTTTAGAAGCTGCCCTACCTGTTGACCCTACCGCAGCCCCTTATGGCGGCATTGATGGTGGTACTTTCGCTTTCTGGCGTAACGCTGTAAGCAACCAAACCGCCGCTGATGGTTTAGACCCAACTAAGATTCAAGGCTACTGGAACGCTCTTTGGGCTTCTCTAGTACGCGGTCAAGACCGCCCAGACCTTATCATGTGTGATACTACTGTGTGGAATACCTATGTGGCTTCTTTGCAAGCGCAGCAGCGTTTCACCAACACCATGTCAGGGGATGCCGGTTTCTCTATGTTGAAATTCATGGATGCTGACGTATGTTTGGATGGTGGTATCTACAACGGTAACTCTGGTTCAGGTACTCCTGCCGGTACTGCGTTCTTCTTGAACACTAAGTACATTCACTACCGCCCACACGCTGACCGTAACATGGTTCCATTGTCACCAAATCGCCGCTACAGCATTAACCAAGATGCTGAAGTACAGATTATGGCATGGGCAGGTAACATGACTTGTTCTGGTCGTCAGTTCCAAGGCCGTTTTGACGCTAACGGTTAAGTTTGTCTTATGGCTTAGGCCGCTAACACTGTACCGCCCCTTAACACAAGGGGCGGTATAGTGTTTACTAAGGCCAAGTGAGCGAAAAACCTTTTAACTCAAGGAGAACCCTATGGGCGAACCTACAGCATTTATAGATTCCACGGCTCAAGCCACACGAGCAGGAGAAGTCCCAAACGCTAGTTTTACCAACGGTATGAACTTAGGCGGCTCCAACGCTTGCGGCATCGGTATCAACATGAACGGGGGTGCAGTAGTAGGCACACCTGGACAATACACACTGCTTGACCAATTCGGCTCTCCCCGAACCGCGCAGATCAGCCAACACATCGGCGGGTCAGGTTTAGGTGAAGGAACCGAAGGTACTGCACCTGACGCGGTTATTCGTTTCGGCACACCAAGCCCCGATGGTGATGGTTCGCTTACCTTTATCGGTAATGCGTCTCTATACACCCTTGGCGCAGGGTGGGCAACTAACGTATAACCACCAATACGCCCGAAGGGGCGATTAAACTAACAACGTAAGAGGCGCTTATGTTATCCCTTGATGTGGATTACAACGATTTTAATGCAAGTAACGCTAGAGCAATGAACGAGAAAAATCTTGTTCGTTTCTTTACGAAAGAAGTAAAAGACGATGCAGCTACTATGGCTGAAGGTCGCCCGATTTACAAAGAAGTCGAATACATTGAGATTCGTATTCTTGGTAAACGTGACGTTCAAGCCTGTCGCCCTGCTACCTACCGCGATAAGCAAGACTATGGCGCACATTACAAGGCGTTTAAAGATCGCGTGGAAATGCCTGTAGAAGGCACGCCGTTAGCTGAATGGCCGCAGATCAGTCGCAGCCAAGTCGAAGAACTTTCGTACCTAAAAGTTAAAACCGTTGAGCAGTTGGCTGATATTTCTGACACCAACATCTCACAATTTCAAGGTGGATTTAACCTAAGACGCAGGGCGCAAGAGTGGCTGGAATCTTCAGGCGAGACTAAACTTATCGCTGAGAAAGAAGCCCTTGAAAAACGCCTAGCCGATATGGAGGCTAAATTAGCGTCTGTACTGGCGGAAAAAACAGAAGCTAAACCGGCTGCAAAAGCAGTTAATTTAGAGTCTGATTTAGACACTGAAACTGAGTCTGACGATACCGAATCGGAAACACCGAGGAAGTCTCGCCGCAGGAGATAACACCTAATGGCTTTAACCACGCTACTATCGGCTATTGATATTTTAAACAGAGTCGCGGCTGAAGTAGGCGTGGCTCCTGTAGCCGACCCTTACGCCTCCGTAGACCCTTCGTTTGTGAAGATGCAGTATCTTCTCAACATAGCAGGTGAAGAACTCCTACAAGCACACCCATGGGAGTTTTTGATAAAAGAACACCAGATCGTTACCCAAGCTGGCGACACAGGGGTCTATGACCTACCTGACGACTTTGGGTATATGATTAACCAAACAGGTTGGGAACGCTCTCAGCAAGTACCTCTTGGTGGCCCTGTCACAGCACAAGATTGGGCGTACCTAAAAGCCCAAGACACCAATGCCCCGACCCTGTATGTATCCTTTAGGATTTCTGAGGGTAAGTTCAACACGCACCCAGCACCACCCCCTGAAGGACTAACCATAACTTTCCAGTACGTTAGCACACGTTGGGTACGTTCTAGCACCCTGCCTTATACCTATTTCGATGCGGTATCTAAAGGCTCGCAGACCCCGATGTATGACCGCACACTTATATCACGGTATGTAAAGGTTAAGTACCTCGAAAGTCTAGGTTTTGATACCACCAAAGCTCAGGATGATTTCACTCAATGTTTCTCTTTCCTAACAGGGAAAGACAAAGGTGCAGCTATCTTAGACGCAGGGAACTCAGGTAGAAACTTCCAATACATCGGCGGCGGTAACGTACCGATTACAGGATTCGGAATGTAATGGCGATAAAAGCTGGTGTACAAGGTCAATTTAATCGCGGTGGGCAACAGTCAGCTCAAGTCATGCGCTACCCTGCACCCCTGCAAGGTATTGATGCGCGAGTAACCCTAAGCCAGCAGTCACTAAACCACTGTGTTTACGCGTACAACCTACTACCAACTGAATCCGACATGAGAGTCCGTAAGGGCTACCGTGAATGGCAGGTCGATGCGGAAACAGCCCCTGATATGGGTACTGGGATACACACAATAATCCCTTTTGATGGTATCGAAGAACAAGGGGCTAATGACCGCCTGTTCGCCGTTACAAACGAAGGTATCTGGGATGTAACTGTCGCGGGTGATGCCCCGATACTGAAGATAGCGTTTACAGACACGAACGAATTTGCCGGTTACGGTGTGTTTACACACTACGTTGGTAACAACGAACAAGACGTTCTGTTTTACGCTGATAACTTCAATGGGCTATTTAGCTATGATGCACTGACCGATACTTGGGCAGTAGCTACAGGCATAGTTGGGCCGGTTATATCCAATATCCGCTTCATTGCCATGCACAAACAGCGGCTATGGCTTATAGAGGAAAACTCAACAAAAGCATGGTATCTACCTATCGGCAGTATAGCCGGTGACGCTGTGGAGTTCTTTTTTGGTTCCAAGTTCCGACATGGTGGGAACCTAGAAGGCGTGTTTAACTGGTCTATTGATGGTGGTGCTGGTGTTGATGATATGTTTGTCGCTGTCAGCCGCGCCGGTGATGTGATTGTGTACCAAGGTGACGACCCAAGCACCGCCGATACATGGAGCGTGAAAGGTACTTACTACATAGGTAACATACCTAAAGGCCCGTTCTTCGGTACTGAGACAGGTGGCGAGCTGTTCCTGCTGTCCTCTCACGGTTTGACAGGTATGAACTCACTATTGCAAGGTGTTGATACCGAAGGTTTCGGGGATAAGTCACCTTCCACTAAGATAGCGGCCATACTCAGAAAACGAATGAGTAAGGACATAGACAAATACGGTTGGGCTGTGCGTACTGTCCCTAGTGATGGGGCCATACTCATAAGCACCCCACTAGGTACTGATGAAAGACCGATACAGTTCTACTACAATATAGCGATACAAGGGTGGTCGTTTATACGGGATTTACCCGTAGAAACTTTTGCTTCTTGGCGGTCAAATATCGTTTTCGGCGACCCAGATAATCGTATTCTCTATATGGATGTTACAAGGGACAACCTAAAATTAGCCCCACCGGAAGGTGAGGTAAATGGTAGCCCAATAGAGTTTTCTATCCTTACCAGCTTCCACGACTACGGCGCACCGGCTGTGTTTAAACGCGTGTCTATGATACGGCCTGATTTTGTGTCTGCGGTAGCCCCCACGTTCTACACGCAAGCCCGATACGACTACAACCTAGAAGAATCAGCAACACCCCCGATACCCAAACCATTACCAACGGCCAAGTGGGATATCTCGTTATGGGATAAGGCTATCTGGGGTTCGGATTCCACACAGGCGTTTAGTAAAGCCTACGGTGGTTGGGGCATAGGTCGAAACGTGGCGGTGGCTACGAAAGGCTTTACCTATGATAAGACCAGCATTGTAGGGTGGGATACCATATACACCACAGGGGGCCCACTACT